TAGTGAATCGTTATATACAAATATAAAAAAAAGTAGGTAACGCTCTTTCGCCGACTACCTACTTTAAACCAAAACGCAAATTAACATTGGCTATTATTTGCTTATTTCAAATATAATAAAAATTACTATATATATCTTATCTTATCTTTTCTTATCTAAATGCTTAAGGGGGGCTTAAGCAGGGCTATAATTAAAACAATTTATATTCAGTTTCTTTTATTCTTTTTTGTGCTATGTTAAAATAGTTTTCATCTTGTTCTATGCCTATAAAGTTTCTATTTGTATTTTTAGCGGCTACTCCTGTGCTTCCACTTCCCATAGTCAAATCAACTACTAAATCATTTTCATTACTAAATGTTTTAATTAAATCCTCTAATAATAAAACTGGTTTTTGCGTTGGATGGTAGCCGTTGTAATCTTTTTTGTATTTCAGTATGTTGCTTTTGTATTTGTTGCCTTCCCACAAATTAAAAATAGATGCAAACTTCTTTTTAAATTCGCTGTCTATTTCTTTAAGTTCTGCAAATTCTTTAAAACCATGCATTTTATCAATATTAAAAATATCTATTAATTTTAAATAACCTTTTAAAGTTGGTAATCCAAAATCTTTATCTGTAACCCTATAAAATAAACTTCTATTTGTTTTACTTGTTATTTCTTTCATTGGCTTATCAATATACTCAATAACTTCTTTAGCATATTTTATTAGAGGGTGTGGCGCGTTGTAACATTTACTTTTATTAAAAACTAAAATATCTTCATAATAATTTAAAGGTGCTTTTTTAGCCGTTAATGCGTTTGCAAAATGGTCTTTCTCCCATATCATAGAATAACAAAATGAAATGTTTGGAATTGCTTTGTTTATTAATTCATTTGTAAAAGGTTGTTGAGCAAACAAAACCATTTTACCATTCTTTCTTAATATTCTATTTGCTACTTTGTAAATTTCGTTTGTATCAATTACTTCATCCCATTCACATTTTCCACTCATTCCGTGATTTACGTTTTTAATATCTTTAACTGTTCCATAAGGTAAATCGGTTAATATCAAATCAACACTACCACTTTCTATTTTATCGCTTTCAATTAAGCAATCTCCTTTGTATAGTTTCATAATATTTAATAAATGTGATATTCTCCTAAATTAGGATTCTGTAATTGGTAGCTTACTGCATACCTCAGCGCATCAATAGCATGATTAAAATTATCAACTGGTGTTTGTGATTTCTTTTCTAACCAACAATAATTATTTAACTCTTTTATTAATTCTGTACTATCTTCAGTAATTACTAAATCATAATCTTGTAATAAACTAATACCAAATGTAATACTACCTTGCCCTTTGATAGCTGGCACAACATTACAATCTCTGCTAAGTTCTGTTATTAATCTTGGTTCTGCTGAATCGCCAACTATTAAATTATCTGCTGCAAACTTTTTATTTAGTTGTAATATCTCACTTGTAGTTAGTTTAGTTTGATAGAAACATAGTTGTATATAGATTATTTTATTTTCTTTATCTATGCTTGTTTTAACTAATGTACTTGGGTCATTGCTAAAACCATAATCTTGGCCAAATACAACTTTGCCTACTTGTTTAAATTCTCCTATACTCCAATCAGTAAATATAACACCCTCAGCTTTATCCAGCCAAGCACCCTCAATTGTATGCTTGTATCTGTTTGGTCTTCTAAGCTTCATTGTTTCTATTTGCTTAATATAGCTTTCTGAAAGATTATCTAAATTATCTAAATATGTAGTGTGTATATAGGTAGTATCATCTTTAGTTATATTACTACCAGCTGCAACTCCTCTATCTTCAAACCATCTTTTATAAATGAAATGTTCTTTGGTTGTTGGGTTTAATATTAATATAACTCTGTTTTCTTGTACTTTGTTTCTTACAGATAAATCTATTTTATCAAATATATCTTCATCATTTAATTCCTCTGCTTCATCCATTACCCACGTAGTAATACCAGTTAATGATTTAAGATTAGCTGTTTGGTCGCCTGAGCTTGTTTTAATACCACGAAATATTATCTTACTACCATTACCTTTATTTATTATTTCGTCACGTGTTATTTTGAATTGGTCAATAACTCCAAGCAGTTCTAACTTTTCTATAAATTCTGGTATAATACTAATACTTGCAGCTCTTAACGTATAACGTGTAAATAATATAGTATGACCAGCTTGATAGGTTAATAGTAATAGTACAGAGTTAACTGCAAATGACTTACCTGAACCTCTACCACCTGTTACAATGAAATAACGTGCAAAAGATTCATCTAATACTAAATATTTTTTATTGAGCTTTAATCCTTGAAATGATGTTTCTGAAATCATGGTTTACTTCTTCTGTAGTATTTACATCAACAGTATCTTTTAAATTACCATACAAATTATTATATATAGCATTAAAAGCATTTACATCACCTTTATCAATAGCTTTATTAACTAATGCTTCAACCATTAAATACTCTTTACTTTGCCAAACTGCCTTACCATCTGCATCAACTTTCTTAACCATTAAGTTAAGTATTTCTTTAATAATTGTGCTTCTGTTTTTAGCACCTTTTGGTTTTCCTTTAGGATTACCTGATTGGCCTTTAGTCCAACTTTTTAAGTTTTGTTCTCTTGACATTTTTCACTGTATTTTCACTGTATTTGTTTAAAAACATTAATAGCTTTTTTTCAATTGCTTTTACTTTCTCTTTCGTATTCATATTCATTATATAATTTTTTCATAGTATTAACTAAATCTTTTACACAACTACCACAGCTTGATGGTTTTTTATTGGTGTTAAATACTCTGTTGTGTATTGTTAATAATTCTTTTTGTTCTATGTTATTTACTATGTTTTTATTTATTGAGAAGAATCCTTTTAGGTATATATATTCTTCTTCGTTTAAACATTCTACTTTGTATGGAAATAATTTATTCAGCTTTTCTTTTCTTGCATCACATCCACAATCTTTACCTAACTTATCAAATATCCAATCAGTAGCTTGTTTTATACCTGTAGCTTTTGTAATCTTTTCTACTGTATCTCCTAAACCTTTACTTTTCATTTTTAATATATGCTATTTTTAATAATACTAAGTAACCTATTAAATCAGTTAATGTATCTTCTGTTTTGTCATTTAAACCTTTGTTTTTAATTCTTGCTAACTTGTCATCTATTCTTACTTTAATAGCTTCAATAGAATCTAATTTACTAAATACGTTTGATGGATTATTTGCAGTATCTCCGTAAGCTGCATTTTTTTCTAATAGCAAATCAATTACCTGTTCACCAATCTTTTTAATTAAGTATTCAGTTTTCATTAATTTTTTTTTTAATTTCTTTAATACAATTGTTAATAGTTCTCCACACAACTACATGTGATATGTTCGTTGCTGCTGATAGCTTTCTTATACTATGGAATTTCTTTCTATATAAATTAAATAATTTTCTATCGAACCAATAAAAGCCATCTACTATTTCATCAACTACTTTTTCAATATCAATGTATGGTTCGTTGTCTGCTTCTATAATGTTTTTTAGTTCTTTATCTATTAATATATCTTTGTCATTTCTTATATTATCAATAAATATATTATGAATCATCTTATATATAAACGCTTTATTTAAAGAATCGTTATACAGGATATCATTAATTTTTACTTTACCACTATCTATTTTGCTATGTAAAGCTATGTAGAAGTCGTGCAATAAATCTTTTGCTGGTACTTTACTGTTGCTACTTATTTCCTCAGCCATTTTAAGCCAAGTTTTCTCATCTCTTATTAGAATGTGTAAAATATTATCTACTTCTATACTCATCTAATTCAAGAAGTAAATTAACAAAGTCATCATATTGTAAAGCAACATAATCTTTTTCAAAGTTCTTGGTAAATACAACTAATGGTGTTTTTAAAGTTCCTCTTGCATCTCCTTCACTTTGTTCTAATGCTTTCCAGATATTTAATTTTTCTTGGTTCTTACACTCCCAGCTATATTCAGATAGAATACCGCTTGTAGTCATTATATCTCCTTTAATACTTAAACCACCGCTGTTAGGTGTTCTTTTAATATTAGTATCAAACTTCTTTGCTAAATCTTTTGCAATTTTTAGCTCGAATCTTTTACCTTTTTGATTTGCATTTAAACTCATATCTTTTGGAAGTGTTTTCTAATTATAGCTCCAAGCTCGGTATCATTAGGATATATCCTACACAATAAAGCAATATTATACTCAACAGGAGTATT